AGTGGGCCGACCGCATCAAAAGCGAAGATTCCATTAAAACCAGATAGGAAGGGAGAACAATGGAATTTGAAGAGAGCCTTAACCAGGTCGCAGCAAAGGTACGCGACCTCAAAGAGGGCATCGAAACAGAGGAAGCCACGAAGAACGCGTTCATCATGCCGTTCATCGGTCAAGTGCTCGGTTATGACGTGTTCAACCCAACCGAAGTCGTGCCGGAATTCACCGCCGACGTTGGGGTCAAAAAAGGCGAAAAGGTTGATTACGCGCTCGTGCATGACGGTCAAGTGCAGATTCTTATCGAATGCAAGAAGATTGGCGTACCGCTCAGCTTGGAGAACGCAAGCCAGCTGTACCGGTATTTCGCGGTGACGAACGCGCGCATCGGTGTTCTGACCAACGGCCAGGTATGGAATTTCTACATGGACATTGATGAGCCGAACCGCATGGACTCGAAGCCGTTCCTGGTGCTGGATCTATTGGATATCGATCCGACGATAATCCCGGCGTTGCAGAAGCTGACCAAGCCGGCGTTCGACCTTGATTCCATCGCCAGCAGTGCCGAAGAGCTCAAATACGTAGGTGCACTCAAGAGGGCCGTCGGCGACGAGTTCAAAGAGCCGTCGGACGAGTTCGTAAAGCTGCTCGCCTCGCACGTGTACGAAGGCGCGTTCTATGCGTCGGTCATGGAGAAGTTCAGGCCATTGGTGGCGAAGGCGCTGAAGCAGTATCTGTCAGATCAGGTCAACGATCGACTCAAGACGGCACTCGGCGCGGATGATATCAAGATCGACACAATCGAGCCAGACGCAAACGAGGAAACAAACGACGGAGACGAATCCGACGGCAACGACGACGATGGAATCGTCACCACCGAGGAGGAAATCGCCGGTTACCGAATCATCAAAGCCATCGCATGCAGCGATGTGGATCCGGAACGTGTAACGATGAGAGATGCAAAGAAATACTGCGCAATATTCCTCGACGATAACAACCGTAAGCCAATTGTTCGTCTTTATTTCAACACTAAGCAGAAATATCTCGGTGTTTTCGACGAAAACAAAAACTGCGAGCGCATGCCTATCGATACGCTTAACGGTATCTATGCCTACTCTGAGCAGATTCGCGAAGAGGTGCGCCGCCTTCTATAACAGCATTATTTGAAAATAGTTCGAGTCCCGATGTACAGCTCAATGATTGTCGGGACTCTACTTAAAAGCCGCCTGTGTCTACGAATACCGCGAGCGCCGTGGTGAAGAACATGTGGGAAGAAGCGCCATGAAAGTGACCATTGATGATCTGTGGCTCAAGAATGACGATGATGGCAATCCGCCGAGTCGCGCGGCCAAACGCTCTTTGGCTAACTCACGCGATCCGATGAAGGCCAATGTGCCTGAGAAGTGGCGTAAAAGCCGTTATGGAGTCGGGATGCGCTGGCGTTGTCATTGGACCATCGTCAAGGACGGTAGACGTGTGCAGAGGGTGAAGCAGTTCGCCAGGCTCGCCGAAGCGCAGGAATATGCCGCGGCCATGGAGGACGACATCAGGCGGGGACGCTACCGCGATCCTCGTCAGGAGCTTCGTGTCCTGGATGATGTGGCCGGCGAATGGCTCGCGTCGAAGGTTGATCTGAAACCCGGCACCGCAGGCCGGTATGCGAGGGAGCTGCGCCTGTACATCCTGCCCAAATGGGGTGGCATGACGTTGCGGGAGCTGCGCCCTGACATGCTGCAGGAGTGGGTCGGCCAGCTCATGGACGGTGGTTATCCGGCCGCGTTGCCGGACGGGCGTGATTCGAAGCCGCTGAGCGCGAGAAGCATCCGCAATATCATGAAAGTCGTCCTCAAGGGCATCTTTGACTACGCCGTCTCGAACGGGTGGATCGGTGAGAATCCTGTGGACAGGGTCACCGTGCCGAAGATCGTCTCCGACGATGACATGGTGTTCCTCTCGGTCCGCGAGGTCGAGTTGCTCGCGGACGAGGCGGAGAAGATCGGGAAGCCGGTGGACGGTCTGCTGGTCAGATGGCAGGCCTATACGGGATGCCGCATAGGCGAATCGCTTGCCCTCAAGGTCGGTGACGTGGACGTGGACAGGCGGCGCGCCAGGATAGGCCGCACATGGACTGACGACGGGCACGGCGGCAGCATGCTCGGCACACCGAAGAACGGAAAGGCCCGCAACATCGCGATACCACGGTTCCTTATGCCGCAGATCAAGGCGCAGATGGATGGCATGGGTGATGACGATTGGCTGTTCCGTGCCACCCGTGGCGGGAACGTCTGGACGAACACGTGGCGGACAAGGATATGGAACAAGGCCGTCAAAGCGGCCGGCATGGAGGACGCAGGCGTGACCATACACAGTCTGCGCCACACATACGCGAGCTTCGCGATCGCCCAGGGCGCGGACGTGAAGACCCTGCAGATGCAGCTCGGCCACTCCTCTCCCAGCATCACATTGAACACATACACGGCGCTCTGGCCGGAACGATTGGACGACGTGGCCGACGCGATCGGAGCCCTCCGCGAGCGCGAACTCGTGTGAATCGGGCATGGAGGTACCGCGGCGTTTGTATGCATTTGTATGCGGATTGTTTTCGACGGAAAAAATAAGTCCTTGAAAACCTAATGTTTCCAAGGACTCCGGTCGGGCTGACAGGATTTGAACCTGCGACATTCTGTTATATCTGGTGGTTTTTAGGTTTGGTTTGCCAGAATGTTTGGAGATTAGGAAACGTTGGTATTTCAACGCTTTTGCCATCCTGCAAGTTGTGACTGGTTATGACTGTATGGAACGCAACGTGACGGTCTTTGTATGCGGTTTGTATGCGGAATGAAGAAAAAGCCCCTTCCATGGAGCGAATACCACGGAAGGGGCTATATGGCTATATATGGACTCTTAGTCAGAGATCCGATCCTTGCTGAGCTTGCCGCCGAATGCCTGATTGACCAGCACGTACACGGCCTGCGAGACGCCCACCACTGCGGCGAGCATCACTCCCCATGTCGCGTGGTTGAAGCCTCCGGTAGCGCCGACGGCGATGACGCCGAGGATGATGGATGAGCCAAGGCTTACCAGTCCGACGTAATCGCCTGGGATGTATTTCTTGAACGCCTGCACCAATGCCGGTGCGACGAGTGCGACGATCGCGGATGCGAGCGCCGTTGCGTTGGAGATGTCCATCTTGATCCTTTCCAAGTGTTGTAGATATGACTCCCGCAACGTTTACGTTGCGGGAGTGTTTTATCAGCGGAGCACCTGGCCGGGGTGGATGACGTAGGGGTAGCTGAGGCCGTTGCGTTGCGCGGCCGCCTGCCATCCCGACGGGCCGTAGATGACCCACAGGCTCTCGCCTGCGGTGACCACGTGCGAGGTAGTTACGACATGGGCACCGACACTAGAGGCGGTGGACCCGCCGTAGCAGACTTGCTGACCTGGCCAGATGCGGTTGATGTTGCCGCTGGGCACGCTCCACGCGCTGGCCGGCGTGCGGCCGGTACGGCTGGCGATCGCGCTCATGGTGTCGCCGGAGCTGACCACGACGCAGTAGCCGGTATTGCCAGATGGCGTCGTGACGCCGCTGCCGGACAGTCGCCGGTTGACGATGGCCATGACCGCCGCATAGTTGGATCCGAGCGCCTGTCGTCGTGCGGGATCGTTGCCGAAGTCGCCGCGGATGGTGCGCGCGGCCAAGGCGTCCAGGTCGACCGTCGGAGCTGTCGTTGGCTGTGGCGTCGGCTTGACGTTCGGCAGGCTCGCCGTGCCCTTGTCGTCGGGGTTCGCGTACTTGCGCCATGCCGCGCGGTCGCCGCGGAACTTGTTCAGGTCGAGGCGTCCTGACCAGCCGCTGAGACTGCCGTTGGACGTGTACTGCCTCATCACCTCGCCGCGCGCTCCGATGTTCCACGGGGCGGTCTGGTAGCCGGTGACCATGTTCGTGGCGTACTGTGCGATCCAGATGCCGCAGTTCAGCTCCGTCTCCATGCCGGCGACCTGCCAGTACCCGGAGTCCATCGTGTAGATGATGGGGTTGACGCCTGTCAGACGCTTGACCTCGCGCGCCCAGCGGCGCGGCCACTGCTTGTCGCCCCATGCCGTATTGTCCTGCGCCTCCCAGTCGAGGATCAGCACGCTCTTGTGCACGTATCCGCGCACGTTGTCGACGAAGAACCGGGCTTCGGTCTCGGGGTTGCCGCCGCGCGCGTAATGGTAGACGCCGGTCTCCTTGCCGCTGTCGATGGCGCCGGCGAGCTGACGGTTAGCGTCGGTGTTAACGCCGTTGGACAGGCAACCACCGTACACGCCGCCGGAACCCCATGTGGTGCCGACGATGACGAAATCGGCCGGCACGGTCGCGGTGTCGATGCCGCACTGCCAGTTCGAGATGTCGTACCCGTTCATGTCGGCCATCGCGGCCGGCGCGACCGCCATGGATATGGCGACCGCGAGCGCGGTCAGTAGCTTGCGCCATTGTCGGCGTGGATTCATGCGCTTGTGTTTCGGCTTGCCTTTGTTGAGGATGTTCAATTCCTCTCCTTTCCTTTGTCCGTACCGTCCGCCTTGTACGGACGGTGTGGAAATCTTTTGAATCTTTCAATCTGTGTTCGCGATATGCGCGTCACGTATGTCTTGGATCATCGAGGTTCCGGTTCCATTGCCGCCCAGACCGTGGTAAGCGGCATATATTCGTTCCGCGCTTTGCTTCAACGGAATGCTCGCAACACCACCTGCATCGACCATCTGACGGTACAGAGCCTCGAGTTTGCAGAACAACAGTTCCCTGACGCCCTCATGCAGTGGATCGTGACGTTGGTCGACCTTGCTCAGAATCCAGGTGACGAACACGCCGCTGCCTCCGCTGCCGATGATGGCGATAACGATTGCGACGATGGTTTCCTGGCTCATTGGGAATCCTTCCGAAAGGAAAATCCCACACGTGGCTACCGTTGGAAGCTGCGATAACCACGTGTGGGATTTTGGAGGTTGAAATGTTGTTGGGAACGTTTGTGGATGAGGTCTGGTGGCCCTCCTGCGGGAAGCTTCGCGAGTGCACGAGGGTGGGCTACGAGTCGGCCTACCGCTGCCACATCCAGCCGAAATGGGCTGACGTCGACATGGAGTCGATCACCGCGAACGACATCGAGGAGTGGCTCGGCTCGTTCAATCAGGCCGGCGCCGCGCGCAAGGCGTGGGCCGTGCTGCGGGCGATACTCCGACTCGCCTATCGCAAGGGAGTCACCGACAATGACGTGACACGTCGTGAAATCAGACTGCCGCACCTGCGGCGGTATGAGCCGCGCGTGCTCGACGCCAGACAGGTAAGACGGCTGCTCAAAGGCTTCTACGGTCACGCGTTGGAAGCCTGGTTATTGGTCTCCGTCTGCGCGGGACTGCGCCGATGCGAGTCCGTCGGCATTGAATGGGCCGACTTGGATTTACGCCGGGGAACCGTGACCGTCAAAAGGTCAGTGCAATGGGTCGCTGGACATGAAACGGTCACCGACCCGAAGACCGACCAGAGCCGACGGACGGTCGCACTACCACGGTTCGCAGTCAAACGGCTCGCGCAATTGCGCCACGGCAGAACCGGCAGGCTGGTCGGCGATCTGAACGCCAACCAGGTGGCAGCTCATTACACGTCATGGTGCCAACGCATGAAACTCCCCTGCGTGCCGCCAAGGAACCTCAGGCACACCTTCGGCACTCTGGCAATCGCTGCGGGAGCCGATATCTCAGTGGTCGCACGACAACTCGGTCACAGCGACATCAAGACAACCGCCCGCTACTATCTCCGCCCCGATTTGTCCGTGCTGAGAAGTCTGCAGCGGGCATGGGAAAGACTCATCATCGGAGCCGCGTAGCTTTCCGTAACCCTCACCAGATCGAACCAGAATTGGAACGTGAATTACCGTACCGCGCTGGTAGGCAAGCTGTTGATCGTCGCATTCCACGCAATCCGAGTCGGTAGCGACTGGAATGCGGCGAAAGAATGGGAGACATCCCCGCTTTTCACACTCCCAGCCGGTTTGGAGGCGGCTTTCGAGGTGCATTGCGCCGCAGTATCCAATTCGAGCATCGGATTGCATGGCGTCGAAGTGCAGGTGGCGCAGCACACCATCGCCTTGCGTTCCTCGGGAAAGATGACAGTAAGCGCAAACTGGGGATGGGTCGAAGGCTGTATCACGGTGCCACTTGTCTAGGAGAACGTCACTCCACTAGGAATCGGCATGGAAAAACGCTGTATCAGGATGTTATCCCTGCCAACCCCGCCAAGTAACGTAATACTGCCATCTGGATTCCAATTCGCTTGCTTGTTGTAGTGCGGATCCGCAAGACTTGATCCAACACATCCCAGTCCAATTGTGGCCGATGGACGTATCCCTGACTGATATAACCAGACCCTATAGTTCGAGACTTCGACGGTTGATTTGAAAGAGCTCAAATCGACATACAGCATGTTGCCCTTGACGGTAATCGTGTTGGATCCACCATATAGGGCGCCAACAAACGATCCTGTGTCCTGAAACTTAAAGGTAGCAGTGAGGGCTACGGAAAGCTATTCAGGCGAGAATGTAGGTCATCGTCCCGGAGAACGTGCCGCTGTTCTGCCCCGCGCCACAATTGACATAACGGAAATTGCCATTCGTTTCCAGAATGAAATCACGCTGGCTGCCACCATCACGCCCCGACCACGTGCCATGCGTGACGACCGCAGGCCTCCAACCCTCCGGAATTGTACCGAACTGTCCACTGCCCCACGAGTCAGTGATCGCGCTTTTCCAGTTGATGCTAATCTGCGCGATCTTGCCAGACTTCACGCCGGTCACGGTGCCATACTGTGATTTAATCAAAGTCTGGGTTACGGAAAGCTAGAAATCATGGGATTGGGAAACAAAGCGTGCCGACGCAATCCTGATTGCTGCCAACGTTTCCCATGTTCGCCACTCGGATAGTTCCATCAGCTCTGGCCGTGAGGCTTCGCGCCGTTTGCCCATTTGATACAAGGCAGACAGTCGACAAGTCAACGATGGGACGATACCAGGACGCGAGCTTTACCGGACATTCAACAGCATCCCAACTGCCCGAACCGATTTTCCCACTGAACTTGATCAAAATCATCCTGCCGTTACGCATGATGATCCAATTGGAATCCTGGTACAGGGTTACGGAAAGCTATTGCAGTGCCATCCAACAGCCGTGCGCCGTGGAGTAAGCGGATTTCATGTCGCCAAGCATCTGCACCGCCCCATCACGCATGACAAGCAGGCTGAAACCGCAGGACGGGAACGATATGATGCTCTGGTCGGCGAGCGGACGGAACGCTTCTGGGATGGTCTCATTCGCCGTCGAGTAGTTCTGCTGTCCACTGCCGTCGAACTTGACGTTGCCGTTGATCGTGACGATGCGTCCGACGCGACATAGAGTGAGTCTGCTGTTCGTATATGGAGGTTTCCATGGCTGGGTTACGGAAAGCTATTAAAAGTGGATTTCCACGATTCCGCCTGTGACAGCCACCTCGGGACCAACGAGCAGGTTGACGGTCCCGTCCGGCGCGATCGATACTTGGACTGACCGCTGCAGATATGACGGGTGAATGAATGGAATCGCCACTGTCGTCCCAGACGATAGTATGGCTCTGCCATTCAAAGCCTTAATCGCATTCGGATTGGGTATTTTCCCGATTGGATAGATTCCTCCGTTGCCATTGCTTTTCCCAAACGGCAGGGTTACGGAATCCCACAGTTGGCTCATCGGAGGCAACTGCTTGACAAGCATGACAGGAGTTCCAGCGGTGATGCCACTGATTGGAATGCGGGCGATCGGAATCCATACGGTGCCGGAATTGTTCAGGATACTACCCGACGGTACCGTGGGGTCAGCCGCCGTGCCACTGGTGGCGGTGCCCTTCAGCACCGCGAGCGCGATCGTTTCGATGTTGTTCGAGTCTCGCGTGTATTTCACGCAGATTAGGTCGTTGCGGTTCCGTCCTGTGACTCCGCTTTCGATGGTGACGGTTTCCGCCGCGGTGACGCGTGCGTACCGTCCTTCGATCACAAGGTTGAGGACCGGGATGAGCGCTTTGTTTGCTGACTGCATGGTCACGGCGGGGAATTTGCCGTCGCCGCCTTGCAGCAGGTAGTTGCCGTTTCCGACCAGTCCGGCCTGCATGGCTCCTTGGTCGCTGGATGTGATGTGCGGAGCGCCGGCCTTGCCGGTGATGAGATTCATGGTCATGGTCATTCCTTCCTATCTGTTGTGTTGTTGAGGTATGCGGCGTAGGCGGCGTCCTGCGTGGCTGCCAGCGCTTTGAACGTCTGCCAGCATGCGGTACAGACGAGCGCGCCCTGTGCGACTCCGTCGACGGTGGTGTGTGTGATGTCGTGCCAGTCGCTGGAGGTGCGTGGGTCACCGTCGGCGAGGTATGCGGAGGCGTGGCATCGGTCGCAGGTGTATCTGGTGATGTTCGTGGTTCGTGCCATTGATGTTCCTTTCTCTTTCAGGCTGTGCGCTGGTAGATGTGTCCTGGAAGGATGGTGTTGCATTCCTTCCAAGTGCCGCCGTAGGTGGTTCCCGGATTTGTTGTGGCGGTGGTCCAGTAGAGGGAGCCGACCGGGTGGGCGGCGATGAACGCCTGGCTTGCGCTCATGCCCGTCTCGCCCTTGTCGCCCTTCGGTCCGACGAGGCTTGTGTTGGAAACCGGTTTGAACGTCACGTTTTTCCCGGTGGCTGTGATCTGCGCGTACATCAGGTTCTTGCCGCCATTGGTCATGGCGAAGAAGTATTCGCCTACGACCGGGGCACGGTTGAAACTGAGTGCCCGCCAGTCAAAATCCGAGCATGCGGACGTCCAGTATCCGGATAGTATGCGTGTGATGATCAAGGCAGGCAACCCGGTCTCGCCGCGTTGGCCGGCCTCTCCTTTCGCTCCGGTGGCCCCGGTCGCGCCAGTGGCGCCGGCAGGGCCCTGCGGTCCTTGCACTCCCTGCTTGCCTTGCGGTCCGGTGTCGCCTTTGGGGCCTTTGACGTTGCCGAGCAGAATCTTCGTCATATGCGCTCCTTACTTTCCGTCATTGATCATGTAGTACAGGTCGCCCGTCGCCGGATCGTAGGAGACGGGAGCCGCCGACGCGGTGGTCGTATCCGCGTACACGGCGTACAGGTCTCCGTTCGGGTCGACCTGCAGTGTGAAGAATCCGGAAGTTGGCGCCGTCACGCCGCTGGCACCCTGCGGTCCTGTCGGTCCCTGTGGGCCCTGCAGTCCCTGCGCACCTTGTATTCCCTGCTTGCCTTGCGGCCCGGTGGGGCCTGTTGCTCCGGTAGGTCCGGCAGGGCCGGTGTCGCCTTTCGGACCTTGCGGGCCGGTAGGGCCTCCTTCTCCGGCGGGTCCGACATCGCCTTTATCACCCTTGTCACCTTTCAGCCCTTCAGGACCTTGCGGGCCGGTAGGGCCGGCAGCTCCAGTGGCTCCTTTAGGCCCGGTCTCGCCGGTATCGCCCTTCACGCCTTGTGGGCCGACGTCACCTTTTGGACCTTGCGGTCCGGCAGGGCCTTGCGTTCCGATGATGGATTGACGGGAAATCGTCTTTCCCGTGAATAGGCTGCCGGACTGTGAAACGCACTGCCAGACGATGCTGTATTTTCCGCCACCTGACAATGCGGTCGAATATTCGTTGGCGAGTGGTGTTCGGTTCAACCATTCGCTCACGTTCCCCGTGAAAGTGGATCCCACCGGATATTCGCCGACGAGGGATTTCTTCATCACGAGCGCCGGAAGGCCGACGTCGCCTTTAGCTCCCTGAACGCCCTGCGCTCCTTGCTTGCCTTGCGGGCCGGTGGCCCCGGTATCGCCCTTGTCACCTTTGGGGCCTTTGATGTTGCCGATCAATAGTCGCGCCATGTGTCACCTTTCCGGGATGTCCACGTACAGGTTCCCGCTCTCGGAGTCCCAGACGAACGAGGGTGGGTTCGTGTTGTCCGGATAGTTCACGTACAGGTCGCCGTCGCCTTCCATGCTGAGCGTGAAGAAGCCGTTCGAGGGGGCGGATACGCCGCTGTCGCCCTTGTCACCCTTCTCCCCTTGCGGGCCCTGGATGCCTTGGGAACCTTGGATGCCTTGTCTGCCCTGGGGGCCGGTCGCTCCCTGTGGACCCGTGGGACCCTGCGGACCTGTGGAACCCGTCGGGCCTTGCGGTCCCGCCGCGCCGATCGCGCCGGCATCACCCTTATCGCCTTTCTCGCCGCGTATCCCCTGCAGTCCCTGCGGGCCTTCGGGACCGGCGACGCCTTGCGGCCCTCGCTCCCCGGTCGCTCCTTTCTCTCCCCGAGGACCGGTGGGTCCGGTCGCTCCGGTGGCCCCCTGTGGTCCTGTGTCGCCCTTGTCGCCCTTCTCCCCTTGCGGACCCTGGTCGCCTTTCGGAAGCCCCAAATTCAAGGTTTTGTCGCTGCCGGCGCCCGTGAGCGACGCGCTTGCCTGTGCGCCGGGGGCGAGCGTGTCCACCGAACCGATTTTCAGGCCGGTGATGTAGTCGCCTTTCGGCTGTTTACCCGACAATGCGTTGTTGAGCGAGTCGATGTCGTTTCTGGTCACGTCGGCGCTGAACGTCCAGGCGTCGAGTTTGAGGCCGGCTCCAGCGTAGTAGGCGTGGCCACCATCCCCGATGGAGGATTCTCCGCTGTTGCCGCCGGCGCTGGCACCTCCGGATTCGTAGGTGACGGTGAGCACGCCTCCCGAAACCTTGACGATCTTCTTGGAGATCTCGGCAGTGACGACGAGGCCCGTGTTGTTGTCACGGCCCGTGACCAGGTCGCCAACGTCCGCGTCGATGCCGTCGGGAATGTCCACGTCGATGGTGCTGGTGTTCCGAAGTTCCTGGAATTTCTGCCTGCCCTTGTCCTCGAGCTCGTCGGCTTCGGCGTTGGACAACTCGTATGTGGCGGTGCGTTCGTCAAGGCCTTTGAGGGTCTGCGTGTGGCTGAACGTGCCGTTCGCGTCGGCGTACCAGTGGATGACGGTACGGTCCTTGAGTTCGCCCTTGCCCAGGCAGATGAGATGGTTGATCGGGTGCGCCGCCTGTTTGGCGGTGAAGTCGATGAGGTCCGAGTCGATGCTGTCGCCGATCGTGCGGACGGGCATGGCGCTCATGGATACCTTGTCGCCGTCATTACGCAACCGGAGTTTGAGTCCGCTTGCCCTGAGCATCTTGACCAGACCGCTGTACAGGTCCACGTACCGGTCGAACTGGCAGGTGGTCTTGTGGTCGGCGCTTTCGTCGGTGACGGTGAACAGGCCTTGCAGTCCCGCACGGCTGACGAGCGTGCGCATGATGACGGGAATCGTGCCGGACAGGGTGAGGTAATCGTTGTTCCTGTCCGGTTCGATGATCTTCGAGGCGAGTACTCCATGCCAGTCGCGGCCATGCCATGTGACGGTGGACAGGCCTCCGTCCACGTCGACATCCGTGTCGTCGATGATGCCGCCGTACTCGGTGCCGTCGATCATGATGCGGCTCCCCGCCTTGAGCGCGGCGTCTTCGACCTGCAGGTCGAAGTCGTTCTCCCCGCTGCCGAACGCGAGGTCGAGCGTGTATGAGGCGTGGCTCGCCACGGGTTTGCCTGTGGCGTCGGTGACGATCAGGTCCATGGCGGTTCGCTCCTTTCCTCGCAGACCGTCAAGTCGAATTGGAATCCTCCCGGCCAGCTGATCGGCTGTGTTCCGGGCGCGAGCGGTTGGAACACGTACCGGCCGGAATCCTTGCCCGACCCTCGCACGGCCTGCGCGAAGCAGTTTGTGACGAGACCTGTGCCGCTGACCATGGTGACGGTCCTGACATCGCCGGTGCCGTCGATTTCCAGACGCGAGCCGGATGGCACGGTCACGTCGACCTCGTACCGGTTGTTTCCGATGATGACGTACGGTTGCGCGCATGGTCCGAATATCGTGAGCTTGACCGGCTGCGGGATGGACGTGTCGTTGACGATCTCGGCACCCAATGCCATGCCGGCGAAATCATGCGGATAATCATATGGATAGTCAAGGTCGGCGGTTCCGGAATCGTATCGCGGCGTGAAATGCGTCATGGTCGGACGGCGCCACACGCCATCGGCCAGCACGATGGTCAACTGCGTCTCGACCATCGTGGGCGTGATGGATTGCGGTTCGCTTTTCGTGATCCACGCTTTGGCTTCCCATTCGCCGTCGGCCACGAGCGTGCCCGGGTTCCCGGATGCCATGTCGGCGTCCGCGAGGCGGCGCAGTAGGTCGAGCGTGGCCGGAGAATCGTGGATCTTCACGGTGACTGTCGCCTCGCGTGCCTTGCGGGTGATGCCCGTCATGCCACGTGAGGCGAGGCTGTAGTCCCAGACGCGGGCGCGCAGTCCCGTGAGCGTCTCGCCGTACAGCGGCCCCTCGAAGCCGATGCGCTCACCTGTGGCCGCGCACACGTATTCAAGCGATTGCACTTCTCACCTTCCTTGCGAAGTCGCGGTCCCCTATCGTCGGCGTGTACCTGGCGATGATCGATCCGAGGTCGTCGTGCAACGATTCGACGGCCGTGATGAGTTCCCGCAGATCGCCGTCGCCGGCATTGGCGCCGGTGCCGGCCGTGACGTTCAGCCTGCCGGTCTTCGACCAGTCCGCGTCGGAGAGGCTCATCGTGGAGACGAGCGAATCCATGGAACGGCTGACCACATGCGCGGAATCGTCGATGCCCAATGCCATGCCACGTCCGACCATCACGCCGACCTCGTCGCGGAACACACGCGACGGGGAATGGATGCCCAAAGCGTTCTTGGCCTTGTCCACCAAGCCCGACAACGCGTTGGTGATGCTGGAATACAACGAGCCGACCATTCCTGTGATGCCGTTGATCAATCCCTGGATGATGTTGCGTCCCGCGCTGACGAGCCAGCTTCCCGCGCCGGACACCGCGCTCCGGACGGTTCCGCCGATCCCGCTCACGACGCTCCCGACACGGCCAACCATGTTGCTTACGGTGCCGACGATGCCGCCCCAGACGCTCGACACAATGCTTCCGACGCCATTCCACAACGCGGCCCACACGCTCCGGATTGTCGAGCATGCGGCGGATACCACTCCGCTGACCATGCCGATGCCGGCGGAGACGACGCCTTGGATGCCGCCCCACACTGCCGACACGATGCCCTGGATGGCCGACCACGCGGCGCTCCAGTTCCCGTTGACGACCGCGAGCGCCAGTTGGATGATGCCTTGGATGACGGCGAGTGCGGTGCTGATGACTGTGGCGATGATGGTCCATGCGCCTTGTACGACGGTGGATATGGTGTTCCAGAGTCCGTTCCAGACCGTGCTGATGATTGTGACGGCGGTTTGGAAGATGGTTTGGATGTTCTGTATTCCTGCTTGCAGGAGTGGTGTGATGGTGGTGATGAATGTTTGGATGCCGGTGATGATCGCGGTGAGCGCGGTCATGATGATGGGGCCGATCGTGTTCCAGACGTTTTGGAGGACGGTGGTGATGAGTGTCCATCCGGTTTGCCAGATTTGTTGGATTTGGCTCATGGTCTGGGTGATGAATATGGCGATGGCTTGCAGGATTGGCTGGCATGCGGTGCTGATCTGGTTCCAGATTCCCATGAACCATGTGGCGAAGCTGTTCCAGAGTCGTTTGCCCGTTTCGGTTTGGGTGAAGAACCATGTCAGCGCGGCCACGACCGCGCCGATGGCCACGACAAGCATGCCGATCGGATTCGCATCCAAGGCAGCGCTGAATGCCAGCTGCACGGCGGTAGCAGCCTTGGTCACCGCGCTCCACGCCGATTGAGCTGCCTTGACAATATTGAACGAGCCGGCGAGTTGCTTCAGTGCTCCAGCCGCGCTTCCCGCGTCGGAGATCTTGCCAATCAAATCGAACGTGGCCGTAGCGGTCTTCTCCACACCGGAGGCAGTCGCGGAAATGGCCTTCAGTCCACCGGAAACTGTCTTCAGCCCGGCCGAGACGATATCCCAGCCTTTGACCGCGAGCAATGCAATGGTGATGGCTTTCAACGCGCCGGATACCAGTGCGCCGTTCTGCTGCGCCCACTGTCCGACCGACTGCAGCCAGCCTCCCACCGTCATGAGCACGCCGGTCAAAGTGTTCAACAGTCCGGCGAAGCTCTGCGCCGCGGAACTGGCGGTGCGCGCGCTGTCGTTGAAGCCGAAGGCCTGCGAGACCGCGGCCGCCAATACGGAAACCAGCGAGCCCAATCCGGAGATGACGCCGGTCAGGCTTTCAAGGAACGGCTGCAACGCGCCCGTCTCGATGAACGTGTTGACGAACGTCTTCGCCCATCCCGCCGCGTTCGACAACGCCTGCGCGACCGAAGCGACCACTCCCGCGAGCGCGCCGGCGGTTGTGGAGAACATTGTGGCGGCTTCGCCGCCATTGTTGAGTCCGCCTATGAGTGATGTGATTGCGTTCCAGAGGCCAGTGAGTTGGCTTTTGAGGCTGGCCGTCGCCGAGGCGAGCATCTGGAAGCCGGGGATGTTGGAGATCGTGTCGCCAAGGTTTTTGAGTTTCGCCTGTGTGGCGGGTATCGCGTTCTCGAGACCTTGTTGGAGTGCCGCTCCGACTTTTTGCAGGGTTGGTGTGACGGCTGCGGTGAATGTATCGATGAGTGGGATGGCTTGGTTGAACAGGCCGCGTAAGCCGTCGAGGACTGGTGTGGCGGCTGTTTCTCCGAGTCGGCTCAACGCGGCTTTCACGTTGGCCAGGGCGCCGGTGAATGTGGTGCCTGCGGATAGTGCGGCGCCGCCTAGGCCTTCCTGCATGGCGTCGGCGAAGGTTTGGAAGTCGATTTTGCCGTCCGAGACCATGTCGGACACTTCGGCGCTGGTCTTGTTCAGATGCTTGCCGAGCATTTGGAGGACTGGGATGCCGCTCGACATGAGCTGGAGCATGTCGTCGCCCTGGAGTTTGCCTCGGGCGGCGACGGAACCGAAGATCATGCCGATGTCAGTGAGGCTTCTGCCGCTGATCTGCGCGGTGTCGGCCACGGTCTTGAGGATCTTGGTGAGCTGGTCGCCTTCCTTGATGCCGGAGGCGGACAGGCTGGCCGCGACGGTCGCGGCGTCGCCCAATCCGAACGCGGTGCCCTTGACGGATGCGAGCGCGTCGTTCATGATTTCGGTGACGCTCGCGCTGTCGTGGCCGAGGCCTTTGAGTTTGGCTTGCGCGTTCTCGATGTTGAGGGCGCGGGTGAAGCCGCCTTTGGCGGCCAATGCGGTGATGCCGCCGGCGAGGGTGGCGATCGCGCCTGTGCCGACCTTGCCGATTTTGCCGAATGCTCCGCCGATCTTCGAGATGAGGGTGCTGGAGCTTTTCTTGGAGGCTTTGTTGACGGCGTCGCCGATGTCGCCTTCGATGCTTTTGCCGAATCCTTTGCCGGATGGTTCGACGTGGACGTATGCGACGCCTATGTCCTGTGCTGCCATCGTGTTTCCTTATTCGTAGGTTGGGATTCCGATGGCGGTCGGAGTCAGAGGTCGTCGTTGATGTGGAAGTAGGCTTTGAGCCGTTCCCTGTCCTCGCGTTGACGGCGGGTGAGGTTGTGCGTCGGGGTTGGCGGGCGGAGCGGGTCGTGCTCGTGGTCGAACCATGGGCGTTTGCGTTGTCCGGACAGCGTCCAGACCGCCTGTTCGGCTCCGTCGGGCGCGTAGACGGCGTTCTGCAACGCCATCCACGAGTGGCTCGTATGGTCTTTGAGGATTTCGCGGGTCAACGCCCAGGCGAGTCCCCAATCGACTCGTGGACGTTGGCCTTCAACCCATTCCCGGAAGCGTACGGGCCTGTAGATCTGCCCGTACGCTCGGATCCAGTCGTAGGCTAGTGCCGCGCGATTGTTGTTCCAGAGGTGGGCGAGGTAAACGCTTTTGGGTCCAGTCCGGATTCCTCGGCCCACGCCTTGATGGTCGCGGTGAGGTAGGCCATCGGACGTTTGGTCTTGCGCAGCACGTTCCAGAAGTTCGGCTGCATCGTCTGGAAGTAGGCGAGGAACGTGCTCACGCAGGCCGTGGTTTCCTCGTCGGACAATGCGGGCTTGCTTTTGATCAGGAGGATGGCCTGGACGAGTTCGATGGGCAGTTCCGCGTTGTTGAGGTTCGGCAGGTCGAGTTTGACGCCGGCGACCTCGAGGTGCACGTCGGGTTTGAGCTCTTCCGCTTCGGTCAGGTCTACGTCCACGACATGGTATTCTTTGTCGCTCATGTTGGCTCCGTTCTAATGGTTGGCGGTTGAATGGGTGTCCCGTGCGGCCGACCGCCATCGGCCGCACGGGAAGAATCAATGGGTCACTTGGCGTCTTCAGTGACGAGGCCCCATGCGTGGAACTGTTCGCCGTTGGTGCCCTTGAGCATCTTGAACGTCATGCTGAAGTTCATGATCTCGCTGGATTTCAGGCTCACGTCGTCACGGTCGCTCACCTTCGCGTTGGTGCCGTACAGGAGGAACGGACGGTCCTGCTGGTCGAGCGCGACCAGCACGAGGATCCACTCCTTCTTCAATCCGGCGCCCTTGATGCTGATGCCGCCGTCCGAATCGACGTCCACGTCGAAGTAGGCCGACACCACATCCTTGCGGCCATCCATGGCGGCGAGCTGCAGGGTCCAGTAGCCCGGATCCGTGTCGGACAGCACGATGTCGCCGTTGTGGGCCTTGTAGTCGGTGCTGTCGCCCGGTTCCGGATGCAGTACGGCGCCGTCCTCCGTGGAGTAGCCGATCGGCTTCTTGCTTGCCGGCGGGGTCCAGGCCACTCCGGTCGGAGCCACGAACGTGCTGTCGCCCTTGGGGAACAGGAACAGCGCGTAGTTCTTGATCAGGCGCACGTTGCCTGCGGTGTTGCCGCTGGACACGTACCCGTAGTCGGTCGCGCCCTGCGCGGCGACGGTGGTTTTTTCGTTGTTGTCAGACATTCGTCTGCACCTTTCCGTTCTTCGCGTGTGGCGGCACGTTGTCTTTGGTTGTGTTTCAGTTGACGGTGACCTCGAGCAGGAGCACTCCGTACGCGCACACCAGCCTCTTGTCCTCGTCAGTCATGCGTACCGGCCCGGATTCGAGTGACGCGTCGATGAGCGGCGCGACGGTTCCGAGCCCGATGATCTCCCTCGCGATGTCGGCCCACAGGCGTGCGGCCTTGTCCCAGTCGCCCGTATGGTCCTCTCTCATGCAGCGCACGCTCAGCCGCAGCCGCACGTACTGCGAGATTGGGGTGCTCATGCCTTGCATGGAGTCGGCCAGCGTGGCTTCGGTGAAGGGAGGTTCGAGGTCGCTTCGTTCGATGGTGTCGAACGTCACGTCCGGGAACAGTGTCCTCAGTTTGGGCAGGAGCAGGGGTTCCGTGCGCCGGGGAGTGACCGGGATGCTCATACGCGCATCCTTCCGAGCGTGTCCTCTAGCGTGCCGTGCGCCTTCTCCACCGGTGCCGGGCAGATGATCGCCACGCCGCTGCGGTTCTTGCCGTCATGGTCGCGGACCATGCAACGGTCATCCTCTACGGCGGCTTCGGCCGCGTCCCTCATGCGCGAGCGCAATGTCTCGTTTTTGAGGACCTGTTGGCTGAACGCCTTGCGGTTGAATACGAATCTGCATCGTTTGGCCATGCTTATCCTTCCCGTTCGCCCACGGTGATGACGTCGCCGATGTGGCGTCCGTGGAGGTTGTTCCACACTTGCGGTTTTCCTTTGACGGGCAGGAGGATGCCTCTGACTTTGATCAGGTCGGTGGCTTGGATGCCGGTCGGTTGGCTACCGCGGATGTGGATCGTGTATTCGATGGTCTGCGGGCTGGCGTTCTCCTCGGTCTGGTCGGTGGTGGAGGTTGGCGCGACCATCGCCTGGAACGTGCCGACGCGGACGGGTTTGCCCTGGATGGGGTTGCCGTCCGTGTCGGTGGTGGACTGGCCGCGCCACACTTCGATGGTTTCCACTAGGACGTCTCCCCCGTTGCCATGTCGACGCTGAACGCGCGCTGAGCGTTGATGCCAAGGATGCGTTTCTCGTCGTCGCGCAGCCAGAGATCGCCGGTGGGCGCTCCGAAACTGTATTGTTCGCTGAAGCTGCCGGTGGTCTGGTTCATCTGCGTGATGCCGCCGGGAATGTCGTACGGGTCGGCCTGCATGATTCTGCGGACGATGTCGCAGGTGATCTTCGTCAGCAGGCGTGGCCGTTCTTTTTGGAGACGTTGCCAGTTCGGGGAGCGTTCCTTGATGTAGTCGGTCACGTCCGCGAGATGCGTGTCGGCCTTCTCACGTTCCTCGTCGGTGAGTTTGTGCCACCTCTGTTCGAGGTCGACGGAGGTGGCGAACACGTCTGGTTCGACAGTCATGTCGGACTCCGTCAGGCGGTGAGCAGGACGAAGCGGTTGATGTCGCGGATACGGAAGCCGACCTCGATTTCGATTCGCACGGCGAACATGTTGTGCTCCCACAGGTTGACCTGCTTGCCGTCGATGGTGATGGACGCCTGGTCGGAGATGCTGGCCTGCATTCCTTCGACGGAACCCCATGCGGCGGAGGAGAATTCTCCGCACACGCCAAGGATCTCTGCCTTGGCCGGTCCCGGTGTCTCGGATACGGCGGGCACGTGAACGCCCTTGCTGATGTAGGTGCGGTTGCCGAGCACGGTGCTCACGTCGGAGGCGGCGGTGCCGTTGAGGAACAGGGGGCGTCCGTTGTTGTCGGTCGCCTGCCGGAGCACACTGCGACCCTGGGTGCTCAACGCCCAACCGTCCACGGTTCCATCCGCTTCGGACACGAGGTCGTCGGCTTTGTTCAGGTTCTTCCACACGTCCTTGCCGATGCTGACGGTCTGCGCGCTCTTCAGGGTGTCGAAGTCCGCACCCGGAGCGTCGACGAGACCCATGATGGTCTTGTCAAACGTGCGGGCGATGGCTCCCGGACCCTTCGCGACCACTTGGTCGTAGAGAGCGCCGAAGTCTCGGCGGAACTGGTTGGAGAACGGCATGATGACCGCGATGGTGTACGGCAGCATGTCCTTCTTACCGAAGGTGACGCCACTCTTCGGCTTCTCCGCACCCTCATTGACCCATGCGGCCTCCGGATCGCCGATGATGATCGGCACGCGAGAACCGTTGCCGGGCAGCTTCATCTCCGGCACGAGCTGCATGAACGCGCTCTGGTATTTTGCGGTCTGCCAGATCTCCGCCTGGGTTTCAGGGTCGAGGTCTAGACCGTTGCTTTTTCGTGTCATGGACGGATCTGTCATGATTTGTCCTTTCAAATGAATGTTTTCGCTGGTTGAATCACAGGAGCGTATTGCTCATGGCGTTAACGAAGTCCTCACGGCTGGAGCGTTTCGTCTTGGCCTGTCCGGTACGGGCGCTCTGGTCCGCAACCGTGCCGCGGGAACGCATGTCGACGAACACCTTCATGAGTTTCTCGGCGTATTCGCCAATCTGCTTCTCGTCGTCGCCCGCGAGGACGCTCGGGTCGGTGATGCCGTGTTTGGCCGCGACGTTGGCGCGTATCGTGGAGAGCTCCTTCTCGTGTTCAGCCTGTTTGGCTTCGCTTTTGAGCTTCTCGTTCTCCTCGAGCGCCTTGGAGAGTTTCGATTCGAGGTCGGCAGTCTGTCCGGCCTTCTCCTTGAGCTCCTCGTAGTCGCTTTTCCTGCCGCGTTCCCTGCCGAGACGCTCGTTGATTATGCGGTCGACTTCCTCCTGGGTGAAGGTCCTCAGCTTCGCGTTGTTCACGTCCTTTGGGGCCGGAGAGTGCTGTTCCGGCTCCTGTTGGCCGTCCGCGCCGGTCTGGTTTTCTTCTGCCATGGTTGGTGGCTCCTTTGCTTGTTCTTGGTTTCCACGCCTGACGCCGGCGAGTTGACGGCCATTCTTGTTGGTTTCGCGCATGGCTGCGCCCCGCCCCATCGCTGGGGTGTGAAAGGTAAAAGAAAAGCCATCACGTTTCGACGTGATGGCTTTC